TTATAGAAATAGATATGAAACACAATCCAAAGATGAAGATTGGAATGATTTAGTGAAAAAAGGATTAGCTACAATGAGTAATAATATTGCTGATAATGGCTTAACATGGTTTTGGCTCACACAACAAGGGGTAGAGTATGTTCTCGGAAAGTCAGTAAGTCAAAAAGTTTATGAGGAATTATAGTCGCATTACAAAAGGAGTGGTATAAATGGTTGATATAATAAAGTTTATGGAAAAATTAATTGAAGATATGCATGATATAGGGTGGGTTATAGAAACAATAGTAGAAGGTGAAAAGGTAGTTAAAAATGAGGATAATTGCCTAGTAATTGATGGGGAATTATACGAAGAACAGGATGATTCTTATATAAAACAATGGACTGATTCTTCCGGAGATGGGTATTATGGAGTAATCTTTTATCCACTTGAAAACAATAAATATTTAAAAATTAATTACTATTGTTAGTCCATAATTCAAATATATTGTGAATCTTAATAAAGGAAGTGAAGGTTAATTGAAGTTATCAGAGGTTATAAAAGAATTAGAAGATAAAGGTGGAATAAAAGAATATTATTTTTACCGTGAATATTATTCCGAAAAGACACAATTACATTTAGAGCTTAATCAAAACATAGCTGATAAAGTTTTAAAGAAAAACAAGTAATGAATTTATTGAGAGGAGGGTAAAATTATGAAAAGATTAACTAAAAAAGTGATAGGTTGTTTTGGGTACGATTTGAAAGAACATAATCATGAAATAGGTGAGTTTGATACTTATAATGCTTTCTTTAATTATAATATGGCAGTAAGACAACTTGGAAAATATGAAGATGCAAACGAGCCAAAACCTATTGAAGAATGGGGCGAAGATTATGGAGATTGTTTGTGGTGGAGTTTTCCGATAGAAGAACCACCGTATTGTGGAACACCTTTAGATTGTAATTTCCCTAATCATGTTACACATTTTACAAGACTTATTTTACCAATGAAATCAGAAAATTTAAAATAGTAGTTTCATGAGTGAATTTATTACGATAGGAGGTATTTACTTATGAATGATAAATATCCAATAGAATACACAGGCAAAGAGTGTCCTAATTGTGGGCGTGTTAGAGTTGAACTATGGAACAATGGTGAAAGAATTTGTGAAAAATGTAATTGGAATATAGATAAGCAAGAATATGAACCGACAGATATTTGATTCGCATTTCAAACACAAGGTTATATTTTGTTTATAAAGTGGGGTAATGAAAATATGAAAAATAAAAGATGGAAAAAAGAAGCTAGGAAAATAAAGGCTGAATGTCCTAAACATATAACTTGTACTGATTGCAAATATGACAATAGATGTGATGAAATTATTGATAAACTAAGCGAAAACAATATAGCACAATATGTGCCAATAAGAGAATTAGAAAAGGCATTAAAGTATTAATTCACAATACAAAGATTAGTTCCAGGATTGAAATAAATGTGAAGGAATGAGGATTGATTATATATGAAATTTGCAAAAAGTGAAAAAGAATTAATTGGTAAAGAAATAGCATGGATTCATTTCCCTAAGTATGGGGATGAAATGATAATAGCAACTACAGATAAAACAGTGTTAATGTTTATGAGACATTACGAAGAAGAGGAAACAGAGGTATTCAATGAAGGGGTATGTAGAATTATTATAATGAATAATACGTATGTAAGAGAAATTCTATTTAATTCTGGAATCATAACAGAAGAAGATTTTTTACAATTTGAGAAAGAGAGAAAGAAAGAATTTGAAGAAAGGGAAAGAAAACAAGAAGAATTAAGAAAAAAACGTGAATATGAGGAGTATTTGAAATTAAAAAATAAATTCGAGAATAACTAATTGCACAATACAAAAATTTAATATAAAGGAGTGGAATTTATGTTTATATTAAAGTTCAGCAATCAAGATTGTTGGATAGCTCCATGGGAAGGTGATCCAGGAAGAACACTTGTAAGAGATAGTGCAAGAGAATTTAAAAGTAAAGCTGCAGCAGAAAAGTTTGCTAATAAAATTATAAAAACAAATAGTTATAGAAAATTTAGTTTAGTAGTTCAACCTAAATAGTCACAATTCAAGGATTTAGTGAAGGAGTAAATTATGATTGAAGAATTTTATAGATGGAAAATGATTAATATCATAGGTAAATTAATTAAA